GAAAAGGCTTCCCTTATCTCAGGGACGTCGTTGATCGAGAAGAGGAACTTGCCTTCGATGCCGGAGAGCTGCTCGGCCATGCGCTGGAAGTCGGCGCGGGGGAAGATGTCTTTACCGTAGTCATCCTCGCATCCGTAGTATGGTGGGTCGAGGTAAAAGAATGTTCCAGGGCCGTCATATCTATTAAGGTAGTCCGACCAGTGAAGGTTCTCGATGACCACTCCAGACAGGCGGAGGTGGACCTGTGACAATTCTTCTTCCATGCGCACCAGATTGATGCGCGGCGGCGACGCCTTGTCCACGCCAAAGGTGCCGTCCTGGCGTCCACCAAAGGCGAGGCGCTGGAGGTAGTAGAACCGGGCGGCTCTTTGGATGTCCGTCAGGCCACCGGCGTCTTGCTGTCTTCTGAAATTATCGAACAGCTCGCGGCTCGTCAGGAGCCACTTGAACTGCTTGCAGAACTCTTCAAGGTGGCTCTGCAACACCCGATAGAACGCGATCAGTTCACCATTGATGTCGTTCAGGCTTTCAAGTCGTGTTTGAGGCTTTCGGAAGAACACCCATCCAGCGCCGGTGAAGGCTTCGGCATAACGTTCATGAGAGGGAATGAGTTTGATGATGGTATCGGCGAGGCGGGATTTTCCGCCAAGCCAAGGAATGGGCGATTTCATTTGCTATCCTTTACTTTTCGGCCGTGCGCCTGTTATGCCTCCTCCACCTTGATCAAGGTACTGGAGCAGCAGGCTACGGCTTGTGGTTCGATGTGCCAGCATCGAGCCAGTGGGGGCGCGACTACGCCCCCGCCTGTTCCTTCAGCCTGGCCCACCGGGTTCTCCCGGTGGGCCTAGTCTTTTCTCAGCCTATTCAATTGTCACAGAACAACGCTAATCGAGGATCGGCTTCGGGTTGCCCGTTGGTGTTTCGGACGAAATATTACAGCTATACCCACCTTGCCCTTCCAGCCGGTGGTCGACGCGGATCACGGACCAATCGCCGTTCACCTTAGAGTTGACGCCGGAGAGAGACATCATCGATTCAGCGGCCAGGGCCGGATTGCCCACGACGGTCAGATCGAGTGTCGCCGTGCCGCGCTCCAAGGCCGCGAGCTTGCCCTTGGCAGCGCCTTCGGCCTGTTCTTTATTGGGGTATGTAAAGGGCAGTTTAAATGCAGGATCGCCCTCGCCGACGGTGACGTCGATCCGATCGGCCTGACCGGCATCGTGGTAATTCGCTGTCACAGCCTGATACTTGCCTCGGCTGGCGGCTTTCATGCTCCAGGTGCTGACCTGTTCGCCTGAGATGGCAACAGGCGTCAGAGTCTTCCCTGATACCGATTTCGACTCTCCCCTGGGAGCGACAACAAAATATCCGGCGGCGGGCTTGAAGACGGCATCCCGCTCCTTGGCCAGTCTGGTCAGGAAGTGGAGATCGGACTCTTCTGCTTGGTCGACATGGTCGATAGCCAGTATCGCCAGATCGGCAGAGACCGTGGCTGTGTAGTCATGTTCCGAGGCAATGGTTTCGACGATCTTGCCCAGCGTGGTCGAATTCCAGGAGCGGGTCTTGCGGCTCTTCATGGATTGGCGCATGTTCGCGGCCTTCGCCCGTATGGTCATCACCGCCGGAGGGCCGTCGTGGCCGATCTCGTCAACGGTGTACATCCCCATGCGGACAAGCCCTTGCTTTACATATCCCAGGAAGACTTCCAGCTCAGCGCCGGTCCTGGGGAGAGCTACCTTGTCGTCGCGGTCATCGATGCGGAGCGTGATTTCATCCGAAGCAAAACCGGCCTCATCGGTGATGGAGAGGGAGATCAGGCGGTCAGCGATGGCGGCGGTGACGTCCTTGCTGTCGGCGAGGATACGAAAGGTCGGCTGCATCAGTCCCAAAGCCTCACAGGTTGGTCATCTTCGGAAGGGGCCAGCTCCGGCAGCTCGATGACGATTCCGGCAGGGAGCGTCAAGCCAAGATCAGCCAGATTCGGATTGGCTTCCAGAACAGCCTCCACGGCACCAGATTGCTTGTCGTAGTAGCGCCAGCACAGCCAATCCAGGGTGTCGCCGTCCTTCGTCACATACTTGGCCATCAGGCATCCTCCCCGTAGTTTTCAAGCCTCAAGCGAAAGTCCTGCTTGAGGGGAGCGCCATTGTTCAAGTGGCGGCTCCGAGTCTCCTCAATCGAAAGGATGCACCACTTGCCCCAGACGTTGCCGAGGCCGTCGACGAGCAACAACGGCTCGCCTTTTCCGGCTTCGTCCCGCATGGAATCGATTTGCTTCAGGCCACCATTATAATGAGGATAAATGGTTCCTCCCATCTCGATGGTATCCTCACCAGGGCCGAGATACTGCTTGGCAGGAAGACGGCCCAGCCGTTGCTGGCTTGCCCAGCGCCAAGCGGTGTTCCTGCGGAAATCGTTGTATGCGGCGGTAGACACAGAAAATCGGTATTCGCCCAGAGCCATCATGATTTCGCTAGCCATCGTACAGGTCTCCCGTTCCAGGTCTGCGGACCTTCATGGCCACCTTGCGAGCCAGCTCCTCGATGTCCATTCCAGGAGCGGCGTGGACGTGGATCACGACGCTCTTCTCTCCAGCGGCAGCCACCGCCGGAGCTTCCGCCGGAGAACTTTCCAGAGCTTGGCCAGCAACTTCCCCGGTCTTTTCTCCGATGATGTCGCCAATGACGGAACCAAGGACACCGCCGACAGCGGTTCCGATACCGGGCAGCACAAATGAGCCGAGCATCGCGCCAAGCGCTCCACCGCCCATACCGCCGACCATGCTTCCGGCTGTGCGGCCTACCATGCTTTTGCTGCCGGAGCGGACAGCGCCGACAAGATTGGTCGCGCCCATGAGCATCCCCAACGGACGAAATGCCTTGCCAACAAGACGGCCAGCGCCTTTGAGCAATCCACCGCCTTTCCGCACCAGCCGACCGGTTCGGCCAACCTTCCCAGCGCGACGGCTATTGCCACCACCAGAGTCGAAAGAGGAATCTCCGCCACCGAAGCCACCACCGGGCCAATTGACAACCTCGACAGCCATTGGCCCGCCACCGGTCATTTCTCCCAGGAGACCGCCAGTCTTGCCTGATCCTCCGTTTTTGCGACGGGAGAAAAAGCCTCGGACAGCTCCTACACCCCGCACAACCTTACGCACTCCCAAGGCAGCCGCTACAGCACCAGCCCCATACGTTGCGACGGTCATCAGATTGTCAGCACCCTCAGAACCGAGCTTGTCCAGGAGGCTGGCCAATCCCTGAAGAACTCCTGTCAAGCGAGAGTCGGCAAACCGCTCAGCCGATCCGTACAGCATTCCAAGCGTCTGATTGAAGTCTTTGGCGGCGCGAGCGGAATCCCCCAGCGTCGTCTGACCGTCTCCCTGGACTGCCATGAACTTATCGAGACTGGCGAGCTGGCCTGTCCGCTGGAACTCTCCGGCAGCTTGGTTGAAGGCGCGGATTGCTTCGGCGTCGAAGATGTTACCCAGAGCAACCTTGTCGCCGCCGGTGGCCTGAATGATCTCAGCCATCAGTTCGTTGACCGGGCGAAGGACGCGCTTGCCTTCAGCGAGCTTCTCCGGGTCGAAAATTTCAAGGCCCAACTTCTCAAGCTGCTTGATCTTGGCAGGATCGGTGAGGGAGCGCATGACGGCTTCCCAGGCGGTTGCTGCCATTTCACTGGAGCCGGTACCCATGCGGATGAGCTGGAGCGCCGCGCCCATCTCGCGGAGCGCCTCGACGCCACCACGACCAGCAGAGGTGTACGCGGTGATGACACGCGGGCCGAGTGCGGCCAAGTTTTGTAGGGTGAAAGCACCCATTTTGCCCTGCTTGTTCAAGATGTCGAAAGCCTCCAACACCTTGTCTGGGGCGGTGATGCCCATTTTCTGGAATTCGGCCATTAGCTCACCAACGGCCAACCCTTGAGCGCCAGTGGACTGCATACCTATGCCGATGTTTCGGAGGTTGTCTTCAGCGAACTTCAGATCGCCGGTCTTCTCGACGATCGCATCCACGGCGTTCATCATCTGGGCCGGGTTGACGCGCACGTCAGGGGCCAGCGCCGCCGCATAAATGCTGTCCTTGAGGCGCTTGATCTCCTCGTCGCTCTTCCCGGCCTGGATGCCGAGCCGGGTCATGCGTTCCTGAACGTTGCCCACCTGTCGACCGGCGAGCATGAGTGTTGCCCCAGCTCCGAGTCCGGTCCATTTGTTGGCAACGCTATCCAGACCGCGATTGAGGAGCTTGCTGGCCATGCCAGCTTCACGCATCTGCTTGATGTTCTTTTTGAGGTTCCGGCCAAGCCGCTGGCTTCCGGTGGTCGCCTTGGACATGGACCGGGCAAGCCGTCCTGTTTCGTTGGCCGCTTTGCCCGTTGCGCGAGCCTGATCCTCGGCAGCACGAGTCATGGCCCCCGCCCGTCCCTTGGCGAGACGGGCGGAACGGGCCATATCTTTATCAGTTTTGCCGAGCGCTTTGGTGAGGGAGGAATCAACCTTTCCCTTCAGGCGCAAGGAAGCGACCATGTTGCTCATGAGCGACTAGCCTTCTTTCCTCTTGATCTTCTCGTCGCGAATCTGGACAAGCCAGTCCACGAAGTCGTCGACTTCCATGTTCTCGATCTCTGAGAACTGCTGACCGTATTCGCGAGCGAGGATTGCCATACCCTGCTTGAGCAACGGCATTTCGGGACGCTCCGGCGCGAGATTGTCGTAGGCTGCCTGGACGGCGTCCCAGTCAACCACCTCCAGCTCATCGATGACCTCGACAGGGACGTCGCACAGGTTAGCGGCGAGCAGGACGTCCTGATCGAAGGCGCTTCCATCAGAGCGACGAGCGACCTTCAGATCGCGAACCTTGGGACCGCGCATGGTCAGGGAGGTATACTGCTGACCATTGGCCTTAACCTTTTCCTTCAACGGAATATCAATGTGCATTTAAACCTCGCTTAAACGCCCAGGGCGGAGTTGATGGCGGCTCGCAAATCCTTGCCGCCGACGATGAGAATGCCGTTGGCAGCGTCGACCTCAAACAGCTCTTCATCGTTGATGGTGATCTTGACGTAACTCAGTGAGAAGCTGGCCTTGAGCTGAACGTTTTCGCCTTTCTTCCATGACCCGAGATCAAGTTCCTGATATTCGCCGCGCATATTGATGATGACCGGCCAAGTATCGCCGCCGCCTTCCATGACTCCACGAAAGGTGATGGCCACCTCATTGCCGTTGGTAAAACCGAACAGCTTGATGTTCTGCGGGTCGTATTCGGCCAGCGTCATCGAGGCGGTCATCTTCTCGACCTCGCCCATGAAGATGTCCACCGGAGCGGCCATGCCGCCGCCGATGTATTCTTCCATCTTTTTGACAAGCTTCGGCGGTTCCAGTTCGGGAACCTTGCCGAGATATCCGTAACCATCCGCGAACGCGGTGTAGTCTTTTAGTACTTTGGGAAGGGCCATAACAATGCTCCTTTAGCTGGCCTGGAGGACCTGGTTGACCAGTTCCTCGTAGTAGCCGTTTTCGCGGTGCGCCCGGAAGGTCAGGTG